TATTAAAATTGCTCAATTAAATGATTCTTTAAAAGTAATCAGATTAAAAAAGGATTCAATTAGTAGCCAATTATTCTTAGCAAACTTTAAAGTGGAGAAAGTAAAGTACTATTTGAAAATATGTAATAAAACTCCAAGTAATAATAAATTTTTAAAAGGCTGGGTAACTAGGGCAGTAAATTAATTGCAAAATAAATATACAATGGAAAAATTTAAACAAAGTGAACAGTGTTGTGAAATACTTTTAACACCTAGTGATATTGAAAGTGCTGTAAGATAATTTATAGTAGACTGCTATCCAGAAATGAAATTTGAATGGTTAATTGATGCTAAGTATAATTTAGGATCCGTTGTGATGGTTTGTACTAAAAAATAGAATTATGAAATTTTTTAAAGAAAATATAATGGAGATAATGGCAATAGGTGCTATGCTTCAATTTTTAATGATTTGTATGCTAATACTTTTTAAACAAGTAAAGGCAGCAGAACCAACTACAATGATGATATTAACTAGCAGCACTAACTTTGTAGTTATTGTATTAAGTTTCTTTTTTGGTAGTTCAAAAGGTAGTAAGGATAAACAAATTCAACTTGATAAAACTAAAGAAATTATATAGAAAACTGAATAATATATACATAATTGTTATCGTATGTATAGAAAAATTAAAAATATATTATATGAAAACAATTAAATACTATATTCCATTTATAATAGCATTGATTATAACTATAATGTTATTTTCATCATGCGTAGCCACAAAAAAACAAAAGGCTGAATTTCTTTCAAAGTACTGCGAGCGTAAAGATTCAATCAGTTATTTAAAAAAGGATTCAATTATTTATAGGGATTCAATTATTCTAATTCCTCAAATAATAAATACACCAATCTATTTAGAAAACCCTTGTAAACTTCTATGCGACTCATTAGGTAACTTAAAACCATTTAATCAGTCAACAAGTAAGGGAGGTTTAAAGAGTACAGTTAAAACAGTTGGAAATGTATTAGTTGTCGAGTGTGAAACCGATTCATTAAAAGCTAGAATTTCATGGTTAGAAAAGTATATTGTAGTAAATAAATTTAGCCATACCGAAAACAGAATCGAGAAGCCTTGTGAATTAAAACACCAAACTAAATTTGACGGCTTTACCTGGTACTGGTTTATTATTACATCCTCTATTTTGGGGCTTTGGATATTAATTAAGATATTTAAATCATATCTAAAAATACAGGTACCATTACTAGGAAAGTTCTTAAAATAGTCTTAAACATTGCATTTAAATATACACGCAAATACCAATAAATACTAACAAAAGAGTTTAAATTTCAATACCCCCGTCTGGGGTACATCAGAGAAAAGCCTTACAATTTTGTAAGGCTTTTTTTATGCCCTAAAATCAAGCAAACAGCCTAATAGTAGGCAAATACATGATAATAACCTACTTTTTATCAATTGCTAATAATTGCAAAATAATGCTATATTTGTATTAAAAGTCTTAAACACGAGTCTTAAAGTATGAAAATATCAATTGCACTCTGGACACATAATCAATTAAAGGATGGTACCTATCCTTTAAAAATAAAAGTGTTTGATATTATTGATGGTAAAAAGAAAGAACGTTACTGCCCTACCAATATTTATTTGAACCCTAATCAATGGGATGATGCAAATAAAACAGTTAAAAATCATCATCTTGCGACTGACTACAATATTAAGATTAGAAAGGCATTAAATAACCTAGAAATACAAAAAGCTAAAGAAGAACCTATAAATGTAAAAAAAGCAACCATTGGAGATTCATTCATCAAGTACTTTCATAACTATAATGAAACTATTGTAAAGATAAAACATTCAGCGGCTCACTATGAGAAATTGAATGCTATCCTTAATAAATTAAAAGATTTTTCTCCTAACCTAACATTTAAGGAAATTGATCGGGATTTTTTAAAGAGGTATGAAATGAAGTTGATTGATATTGGAAATGGCTCAACAACTAGACATGATAATTTTAAGCGGATTAAATTCATCTATGGAGAAGCTATTAAAGATAAGATTATAACAATTGATGATTCACCATTTGAGCAGTACAAAGTATCTTTAGTAAAAACTAAAAAGGCTCGTTTGACATATAAGGAAATTACGGAGATTGAGAATAGTTACTTTAAAGAAAATAGCAATCAATGGCATACACGAAACTATTGGCTATTTTCGTTTTACTGTGCCGGAATACGTTTTTCTGATTTGTGCCGATTAACTAAAAAAAATATTGTTGATGGTCGTTTGATATATACGATGAATAAATCAGCTCATACTTCCAATCCACAACATCGGAACATTAAATTAATGCCACAAGCTTTAGATATTCTAAATATTTATTTACCATATAGGCATAAATTTATATTTGGAATAATTGATACTTTGCCAAAGGATAAATTTGAAGCTAAGAAGTTATTGAATGGTAAAAACTCTATGGCTAATAATAATCTAAAAAAAATTGCTACAGCTATTAAATCAGATGTTGAATTATCATTTCACTCAAGCCGTCACTCATTTGCTGATTACTGCAAGCATAAAAAAATTGATGTACACTTAATTAAGGATTTACTCGGTCATTCTAAAGTTAGTACTACCGAAATATACATGCGTGATTTTTATGAAGAAGAAACGGATGAAGCAATGGATAAATTATTTGGTGCTTAATTAATATTGATTTATTTTTGAATAGCGTATGAAATTCCGTTAGAAACATATCCTTTTTCATGTCCTATTGGTGGTACATATTTTAAAAATGGCTGAACTATAAATTTTGTAGTTTCATGGCACTCAAAACAATATTCTCTATACCATACCATGTGTTCAAATAGCCATCCAGCAGATGCGTAACCTTTACATTTCTTACATTTACCAATCTTAACTTCTTCTGAGTTAGTCCATTGACTATTTTCGTTTGTTAATTTTATTTTATCCATAATTATAAATTTTAAGTAAACTTAAATCGTTCATTTTCTTCAATAATAGTAGTTGTAATTGGAAGCTGCTCTTTATGAATTAATTTAATCGTTTCAATTAATCCTGTAGATGAGGTCCAAACTACTCGTTTATCATCATCATAAGTAATTTGTAAATCAAGCCGTTCGCCTTTATAATTAGAAGGACCTATTTTGAAATCATGTAAAATGATTGATTTACCTAATATTTTTTTCATTGGAATTGAATCTCCAATAAAACTAGTTGGTTGAGGTGCAATTATTCCTAATTGCGCGAAGCTTTTTATTTGTGACATAAAGTAGTTTATCTTTTAAATTTATGCAATTAGCATGTTTAAGCCATCCATTATATGATGCAATAGAAGCTTTATTTTTATTTTTGGCCAGCATCCTGGCAAAGTTTTGTTTTATGCTTTTTCTAAGTAAAGTATGAGTATGATAAAAACGGTATCCTACAAAATCAATGCTTCTAGCATCTACAGGAAATACCTGATAATTATCTTTAACGATTAGTTTCAGATTATTAGTTAAGTACTGCTTAATCTCGAATAGCATTTGATGTAAGTAAGGTTTATTATTAGAAAGAATCACAATATCATCAGCATACCTAAAATAATACTTCACCGATTTTTGTTCTTTAATCCAGTGGTCGAAGTAAGTCAAGTAAAAGTTTGCTAAGTACTGGCTTAAATAATTTCCGATTGGAAGTCCATCAGCGCTATCGATTATCTCATCCAATAACCATAATAAATCATTATCCTTAATTTTTCTTCGTAATAATTGTTTCAGGATATCATGATCAATATTTGGATAGAACTTTTTGATATCTAATTTAAGGCAATATTGAGTACTAGGTTTATCTTGAAGTACTTTTTCTACTGCTCTAGCTGCAGCATGGATTCCTTTACCTTTTATACAGCTATAAGTATCAGTTGTAAATGTGCTTACAAAAATAGGTTCAAGTATATTCATTACTGCATGATGAGTAATTCTATCAGGAAAATACGGTAAACGATACACTACACGTTCTTTTGGTTCATAAACTTTAAAAGTGGTGTAAGGAGAAGTTTTATAATACTTATTTAGCAACATATCATGTAATAGTAAAATATTAGATTCTTGTTGTTTCCTATGAACTTCTACACCATATTGTTTTGTTTTTCCTTTACTAGCTTTTATATCAGCTTTTTGTAAATTTTCAATACTGATTATCTTGTCGTATAGATTATTTATTCGTTTCATGCCTTTGCTTAAAAAAGGCGCTTTCATTTTCATTACCAGCGCCCCTTAATTAGTATTGTTATTTTTTGCCATGTTGGCAAGGTTTACAGTGATAAAATTATCTCGCATAGGTGCGAGCTGACATTCGTATTCGTGTTCCAGTTATCGTAGTTCGAGTTCGAAAAGCTGACGCCTGAAGAGAAGAAACCTACCAGCCCGTTCACTATACAACCCAATTCTTTAATCCTTGATTAAAAACATTTCAATGAATATGTCTTTAAAATGCTCTTGAACATGAGATACTTGTGCTCGTGTTTCGAAGCAAAGGCGCGAGCCGACATACGTAAACGTGTACCAGTTATCGTAGTCCGAGAACGAAAAGCCGACGCCCGAAGGTTTATCTTCAGTAGCTTCTATTTCAAACCAAGGAAAATATTTCCATTGGCCCGAATCATTCCAATTAGGAATCCAAATAGTACCATCTTTTTTGGTGTTAATAGCTTCTGTAATTACTCCCATTTTATAGGTAGCAATTAACCAGTTTTGAAATTTTGCCGGAAGCATTGATACTTCAGGTAGTTTTGTGGGATCTACGTTGTGCACTTTACATGCATCTTCCCATGTTTTGATGTTTTGATAATTCATGATGTTTGGTTTATAGGGTTAAAAAATCTTTGTAAATACTCTCAAATTGTTTTCCGGCATAGGTTGCTAAATCACTCGATTTAAAGCAAAGGCGCGAGCCGACATCCGTACACGAGTACCAGTCACCGCAGTCCGAGCGCGAAAAGCCGACGCCCGAACGCATATCAAAATATGGGTAATACTTATATTCTTTATCATTATCCCAATCAGGTATCCAGCCATTATTCAATGACTTGGCAATAAGTTTGATTTTCTTGTAGGCTATTTCATCTTTTTCTAAGCCTTTACAACCTTCTTCAAACTCAGCTTTACCAATACTGAATTGTTCTAATGCTTCTTCAAAAGTTTCAATTCGTTCTTTTGATTTGCTTTTAAATGTTTCTTCTCCTAAGAGAGCAGTTAATAAGGCTTTGCCTTTATCATCAGCTGCTTTAAATGCTTTTGCTGCATTTTCTGGTGTGATTTCGATTGTTTTCATGTTATTGTTGTTTTTTTGTTAGCAATGTATAATATCCTTTTACTTGACTAGCACAAACCCTTTGATTTTCAGCTAAATTTCTTAAATCAATGCCCCCTTTTTTTGGATGGGGAACTAATTCAGCAGTAAAATTTGGATACATTTCTTTTGTTCGTTCTAAATCAAATTCTTTTTCTAATTCTACAATCTCAGTTTTCTTCATATTACTTTTTTAATTTTAAAATTTCTTTTACTTTTTTATAATACTCAGTATGACTCTTTAAAACACACGTTCCTATCATATTATTACATACTCTTATACAAGCGCTGATATCATTATCTAGAATGGTTTTTAAGTACTTTGCTTTGTTTTCTGGACTCATTAGCTTTAATATTTGCTTTATAAATAATTTCACCTAAAAAAATATTGTAATCTTCGGACTGCACGCTAAGGTTTGAGCCATCTGAAAAGATATATTGATTATTATATCCTGTTCCAAAACCTTCGTGCTTTGTAATAATGAAAGGTCTATGATAGCCGTATCCGTTTACATATAATGAATAATCGTAATGTTTGGTGCTCCCATCTTTATTGTATAATCTATCTTTGATAAACTTAGTTGGCTTTCTAAACTCGGAAGTCTTTTCGCCTGTTTCCATTAAATCAAACCATTTTTTGCAGACTGGAAGTACTAAGACTTTGTTTTGCTTTATCCATTGTTTAATATCGAAAGCTCTATTGTAAAATACGGGAGCGCATTCTTTAAAGCTTGCACTTACTATTTCGTTTGAACACGTCATACTCTTTTTCCTTGTTTAAATAGTAAATAATCAAGCTCAATTTTATCCATCACCTCTTCAGATGGCATTAATGCTTTAATATGACCTTTGCATCCTTTTTCAAAACAAAAACGATAACAATCTTCAGACATTGGTAAAACTCTTTTACCTTCATTTCTTGCTTTTAAAAATATAAATCTAGCTTCCGCGTCTGACATTTCAGTTCCATCTTCGTGGGAACAAAAATTAATTTTTTTTCTTTTATATTGATTTAAAACTCCTTCAACATTAATACTCATGTGTTTAACTGAGCTTATTGAATATCTTCTTTTCATACTCTAATCGGATTTGAGGTTAATGAATCAAGGTTAATAATGACACCAGAGTAAGGAGTTTTTCCTTCTCGGAATAAGCGCCATAGTAATTGCATGCCAGCATTGGCAAGTGAACTATTAATGAGTAAATCTTGTTTCTCTAGTGCTTCAGCAAGGGAGCAGCTGGGAGTATTTTCGGAAGGTTTTTGAGGAGCATATAAAGAAGCCCATTCATCAAAACAAGGTAAGTGAGGAATATTATCTTCATTAATAACTATATCTTCATCCTCATTTACTTCTTCTTTAAATAAAGTTCCTAAAATAGCCTGACCAGTATTGTTTGTATTTCCAAAATCTAACCAATATAGTTTTTCAGTGGAGTGATTGCCAACTGGACCTAACCTAAATAGCTTTCCTAATTTTATTCGGGTTTGAAAATCATCTACACAAGTGATGTAAATATTATAGTTCCTTTCGTAAACTGGCTCATCAATACTATACTTATAAGGTTTTGATTGCCAGTTGGTACCATAAAAACGATTGAAGCGAGTAATCAATGAAACTGACTTATAAGAACCTATTTCAGAAGCAGAAAATAATTGACGGCCAATGTTCGCATCCGAAATCTTATCATCATCATAAGCAGTTACATGAAAGCCAGGATGTCCTAATGCAACCATTGAAAGGTTCATTCTTGCTAAAATACTTATTACTTGACTTCCTGTTCCACCACATCCAATTAATGCAACGGTTACTTTATGCGGAGGATCTAATAAGTAATTATTTATTTGGTGATATTTCATTGAGTAAGGCTTTTAAAGTTTTAGTATCTGATAGTTTGATTGGCCACTGCCTGATATCAGGATTCATAGTAAGTTCAGAAATGTTTATGTCCTTCGGGAAGTACTCATCATTATGAAAGACATTAAATCTAGTTTGATAAAATAACTCTTCATATTTCAGAATCACATCTTCCAAACATTTTGATTGTCGATTTCTTTTAGCGTTTCCTAAACAAACAGTTGAATCATCATGAATATTTGGAAGAGGCAAAAGGTATAAGGCGGTTTTCTCGGTGATCACTTCATCAGTAATTCTGAAAACTGATAAGTCGTTATCTCGTAACATAAAAATGACTTTCGGCATGATATAGTTTCCTGACTTAATGCCCATATCTTCCTTAAAGTGTAGCATTCTTAATTCAGATTCTCGGTACCATACAATAGAAGGAGTTTCATCAACTGATTTAAAATAGAGAATATTTGAAGGAATAATGCTTTTGAATTGCAGTGCGTCAAAGTTTTCAGCCTTGATAGATGAAACTAAATCTCTTAAAAACATTCCGTCAGCTGGAGCAGTATTGACAATGATATAAGGTTTTGATTTTTCCGCCTTTTTAGGGTTTGGAATAATCTCACTTATCTCCAAGTACTTTTCACCAAATGTTAGATTATCTTCACTGTAAAGTGTCATGATATGCGTAGGAACATAACTTTTGCGTTTATATGAATCTATTTCCATTATCTATTTTTTACGTTTTAAAGGATTAATTTTATTACCTCTCTTGAAAAATTTAAAGAGTTTTTCGAGTAATAAGTACGATACAGGTTCTCTAAATGAATTTGCTTTTAGATATCCATATTCATGAACTGCATTAATTCCTTGGTTATTAGCAGAATCATTAAAATACTCCATGGCTTTATCATAAATAGTATCTCTATCCGAATAAGGAAACCAAAAGCATTCAGGAACTTTAATGGATCCGTTATAATCATTTTCATCAGGTAAGTGATCAGGCGCAAAGTCAAAGTCATAGATATTAAACTCATCCTGAAGTAATTCAACTCCCAATTTCAACCAATTATAAATTCGTGGATGAGATTCTTTGATTAATTCTAAACGATATATATAAACTTTAAGTGAAAAGTTCATATTCCTTAATTCCTTCTGTAATTTATATGGAGCTCCTTCGGTATAGAGAATATAGTTTTTATAAATCTCATTATTTTTAATATCATCTTCTCCTTCGTCAAAATTCTCCATTAAATGAGTTATAACTTCACCTTTACTACTAAACTCTTCTAATTCGTAATAAGTGTAACTATTTGTGATTCTATCAATTTTAAACTTCTGACATAAACCTTTGATCATGTATAAGCATAATTCCCGAATCAGTGGAGTTTTATGTTTATCCATCCACTCCATCGGTAAATCCATCATGTAGATTTCATCATAGGATTTATAATAATAAATATCATAAGACTCTTGTAATGGATTTAACTTCAAAAGCCACTCATAACCTTTAAATAAATTGTCAGTTGTTTTCTTTAACAGTTCAAGTACTTCATCCATCGAAGCATTCTCGTTAACTTTCAATTCCTTTATTTTAGGATGATTTTTTAATGTTCGGTACCAGTATTCAATAACCTGACTCTTGTCCTCCCATGGATTTTCTTCAAATCCTAATTCAGAAGAAAAAGAGCCAAGTTTATTATTAATAGTAATACCTAAAAGATCAGGTCTAAAAATTGCACCTCCGATGGCTTTGGAGGCGATACTGGATTGAGGCGATTGCTTCGCTCGGTAAAGCGGTTTAATACTTTGCCTACTTCCTCGTATAATTTTGGTTCTATTTTTACTTTCTCTTTTAGTTTGCATTTTTCAACATAATTATCAATCGTTATCATCCTTTATCTCCAATAACAGTTTCAAATAAATAAATTGCTTTTCCATTTTTCATGTTAGGACCGTTAACAGAGGCACTTGTTAGTTCAGGATATTGGCCCGAATAAAACTTCATTACATCTATTGGCTCCATGTTTGTATTTGGATCAGGAAGCACTACATCATCCTTAGCGTTGTTTCGTTTCACTTTAAATTCACGAACAACATTTTTAACCATTAACATTACTTACCTCCTCTCTTACAATGATACCAGCAGCAATTAATTGTTTTACCCATTTGTTAGCTTTTTCGTATTTCTCTTTGGCTGCTTTATGGTCTGTAAATAAAATCGTAGCAGCTTTGTATGATTCTTCTGCATCTTCATACTTGCGAGCTTCAAAGGCTTCATCACCGTTTTTAATTGCTAAATCAAAAGCCTCTTGTAAACGTGCCGCTTCTTCTGCTTTCCGTTTTTCTTCTGCTTCTTTTTCTGCTTTCTCTTGAGCAACTTTATCGGCTGCTTCTTTTGCCGCTACTTCATCTTCGATGCGTTGTTTTTGAATTTCTTCTTCAATTGCTTCAGTTGATTTTCCTTCAGGATTAATTTCTCCTTCAGTTTTAGTTTCCGCAACCGGCTCTTCAACTTTAAGTTTATCTTTTTCTACTTTTTTGGTAGCAGTTTTTTTAGCCAGTTCTTTGATTTCTGCTTTTTTGGTAGCAGTTTTTTTAGCCAGTTCTTTGATTTCTGCTTTTTCCTTTTTATCATCTTCGCTTTCTTCCTCCTCTTCCTCTTCAGCATCTTCGATTTTCACTTCATCTGCATTGGAAACTAAACCTTTGATTTTCTCAACTGGTTTACTTAATTCAGAGAAAAACTCTTCATCTAATTCTTCAGCTGTTCCACTTAAAACAATGGTCGCTGTTTTGCCTTTAATTTTTGGGACTAACAATACTGTTAAGTCTAGTCCTGTTTTTTGCACCTTTAAGTCGATGCTCTCTTTATCATCTAAGTAAGATGATAGAGTTGTAAAAAAATTTACTTTGCTCATGTTGTTTGATTTATTTGGTTTGTATTATTATGTTTATGTAATTCAACTCTCATGTCATGTAAGGCATTTATTTGTGCATCTGTAACACCTTGTAAAAACAAAGCATCTTCTGCGCTCAAATGTTTTTAAATGCTCTTAATGAACTTGTCGATGTATTTAACTGATTGTTCGAATCGATCTCGCTGTTCAGTACTGCCAAACTCATTAATTAATATGGTTGACTGTTCGCTATAAACTTTTGCAATCGAAACAAGAACTAATGCTTCTAATTGTCTTTGGGCTGTTGTCATACTATTTAAACGTTTCTTCTATATCTGTTCTACTTAAAAAATTATCGTTGTTTTGAATGCCTAACAATGGTTTTTCTTCAGTGATTACTTCTTCTGATTCAGGATGCATATCAGTAATACGCATAGTTTCACCGTAGAACTTAGCATCAATATCTCCACACTGTCCACCTCTATACTTAGCGATAATTTTAATTAAAAGGTTTCGAGTTGGTTGATTATTCTCGTCGACTTCAATTCCATAGTATTCAGGTCTGTAGTAAAATATTACCATATCTGCATCTTGTTCAATGCTTCCCGAATCCCTTAAATCAGATAACTGAGGACGTTTAGCCGCTCCTGGTCTATTTTCAACTTGTCGGCTTAATTGTGATAAAGCAATAATTGGAATATTTAATTCCCTTGCTAATACTTTTAAACCTCTTGATATTCCTGAAACAACCTGTTCTCTTGTAGATTCATTTTGTAAGCCATCCATTAATTGTAAATAATCAACAACTAATAGTTTAATACCTTTCTCTCTCATTAAACGATGTGCCTTAGAACGTAATCGAATAATATTCATGGCGGGAGTATCATCAATGTATAAAGGAATTTTATCAAAGGAGTAAGTGTCATTAATTACCCGAGCCAATTCAAATTTATCAATGGTATTATTATTAATCTTTTGAGAGGACACATAAGATTCTCTTGACATAATCCTACCAGCTAATTCAGTCGCTGGCATTTCTAAAGAGAAAAATGCAGTAGGATAACCTTTTTTTGCTGCTTCGTATGCATATTCTAATGCTCCAGCGGTTTTTCCCATTCCTGGCCTTGCAGCTACTATAATTAAATGGCCGTTTCTCCAGCCGTTTGTGTGCTTCTGCATAACCTTATGAGGAATAGGCACACCGCTTGGTTTATCACTATTAATAGCTTCTGCACAACTTTCTAAAACTTTATCTCGTAAATCAGATAATTTAAGAGCTTGCTTAACTTCAATGTCATTTAAAATACTTGCTATCTCATTAGCAGCATTATCAATCAAATCAAAACAGTCTGTACTATCCTCATAGGCTTGTTGTATCATTCGAGTACCGATTAAAATCATTTCTCGCTTGTAATACATTTGTGCAACTATTCGAGCATGGCGTTCAATATTTGCAGTTGAGGCAATTCGATTTGTTAATGATGAAACATAATAACTACCACCTACTAATTCTAAATCTCCTGTGCGCTTTAGTTCTTGTGATACTGTCAATATATCTATTGGCTCGTGTTTGGATGCTAAACTTAAAATGGCTTTGAAGATTAATCCATTTTGTTCTTTGTAAAAATGCTCTACTTTACAGATACTTGAAATAGTATCAAAAGCCTCACTTTCTAATAATACAGAACCTAAAACTGCTTCTTCTAATTCAATGGCTTGCGGTTGAAGTTTACCTATTTCATTAGTGGCAACTGGAGTATATGTTTTTTTACGTGATTTATTAGATGGTTCAAACATAATTAAGTAAGTTTATTTGTTCGTGTGGTAGTGATTGGATTATCTTTTAACTTTTCATAAGCAGAAACTACCGTATTTTTGAAATGCTTTACAAACTCCTTATTACTATTATATTCCATATCAGCTTTTATCTTAAATAATGGTATAATCGACTTTACAAAATCTAAAGGAATTTTTGTTACTCTTGCAATCTCGATGATTTCATTTCCATTAATTAATGAATCCATTAATGAATCACGACTTATTTTACTGCTAGTATTAGTATCATGTGGAATACTTGTAGTTTCTGTTTTAGATTGTTTCTTTGCCTCGGCACCTTTTTTTCCTGATTCACTTCGTTTCTCACAAATAGTTTCCCATTTTTTTAAATCCTTCTTTAAACGTTGTTTCATTGGTTCAAATGCTACTTCAATAATTATATCATCTGTTTCAGGATATTCATCATTAACGTAAGCTAAAATATGCTTTAGCAATTTTCCAGCTTGCTCATCAGTCAATTTATTGATGACATGATTATAATCCTTATACATTATAAAGCCTTCTTTACCTTCTGCCATAACTATAATATTTTTTCAATGTTAAACTCAAAATATTCATTTCCTTTTTTTACTTTCTCAACATCAACAACACCTCTTTTTATTCGCTTGTCATTAAAGCCATACTTTTTAGCAATAATATCTTGCAATGGTTTTATTGGATTATCCCAGTCGGATGAAGCAGAACTAAAGCCAAACTTAAAAGTGATTTGATAATTTTCATTTGGCTTTAGTTCAATTTTTATGTTATTAGGTAGCATGAGTAAAACATCATGTTCATATTGCTTATAATCATTACTTCTAAACCTTTGTCCTTTCCATGCATCATTAACAGAAAGTGGTTTTATTTTTACTCGTATCATAATTTTTTTTATTTTGTTGGGGTTGGTTGACTCGAACAACCGCCCTCTTATTTGATAATCTAAATAAGGCTCCACCATCTGAGCTTAACCCCATTAACCTTATTGTTCGATTACAACAAACTCCTCTTTAAAACAATCAATATTATCATCGATTAATTTTTGGCGTTGTGAAATCATAGCTTCTTGTAATTCAGGAGATTCTAACCAAATAGAAATCGCATTATCCCTTACATCAAAACAAATCTCAACTTGAAAAGTCGTATTTGCTTGTCCAATAAAAATTGGCATTGAAAGCACAAAGTTTAAATCAATATTGGCATCAACCTTAACTTGTAAGTGTTGGTTTTTATTACCTCTATCATCTTTATGATCATCAATTTGAGTTTGAACAGATGCCGAAAATTTTTCTAAGTTGGTAATGATTTTCATTGCAGAATCAATGTCTTTAAAGAAAGCTCGATTCATTTTTAAAAATTGTTTTAACTCATTTTTTGTCCAAATTTTACTATGATTAATCCCAAATTTTAATAATTCAGGATTAACTTCTGCTTTACCAGTAATAGTTGAAGAAAAATGATTTGATTCATTTACTATAAACGTGATAAATAGTTTTTGATAAGAAAAAATAACATGGCAATTTTTCGCTTCAAATTGTCCACTTACTTTTCTCTTAGCTAAATATTCTTTTGGAGTTTCAATTGTTCCAGAAAGGTTAACAATTTTAGGTTCTCTAATAATCTCAGCTTGTCCTTCTCTAATTACAAGCTCTTTCTGACCTTCTGTAAGGTTTAATTCAATTTTTTGTGTTTCCATATTTTAGGATGCGCTAGCGTTTAAATTTCTAATAGTTGTTTGTCTTTCTTTTGGAGTTAATTTGCGAGTAGATAATAAGTTTCCTTGATTATCGAATGTGTACATTTCGCCAGTTTCCTGATCATCGATATCATAAACTGTTTCTTCATTCTCATAATATTTGTTTTTCAAATCTTTGAGAGTGCCTTTCATTTCAGATTCTGTTATTTTGATTTTACCTGAAATAACAGAGGTTAACTCCTTTTTTTCGATCTTCAAATCATTCAAGCGAATAGCTTGTTCTGAAAGTGTAGTTTTGATATCAGCAATTTCTTCTTCGCTAAAATCTCTAATTACATTTTTTTTATAGTGAGTTACTGCATTTTCTCTTAATGCAGTAACTCGTTCTGGCATTGTTAAGCTTTTAAAGTAAGCCTCTTTTTGTTTGCTCATGGCGTGGTTATATTTATTAGTTAATACTTAGTTCTTTGAAGCACAAATCATCTAATGATATTTTAAACTCTTTGCTATATTTAATAGCAGTTGTAAGAGTTATTCCATTACCTGATTCCCATTTTCTTAATGCTGCTTCACCTACATTAAAATATTGTGAGAAGTGGTCATATGACATATCTTTTGTTTTTCGTAGGTACTTTAAATTTTTTCCTACCGTTTTTGAGTTCATGTTTCGCTTTAAAATCTATTTGATAATAAAATAATTTTCAAATTCTGTTTTGAATTGCTCAATGGCAAAAAGGCATAATTCTTTCGATTTAAAGCATAGGCGCGAGCCGACACCCGTAATCGTGATCCAGTAATCGTAGCGCGAGCTCGAAAAGCCGACGCCCGAAATTTGAAAATAGGG